GCTTTGCTTTTTTCCTAAATGAGATTTTCTAAACTTTTCTATGTCTTCGGGGCTTCTTTTTTTTCCTGTCCAATATCCACCATTTCCAAGATGACTTTTACTTAAATTTTCTCTATGTTTTTTACTCTGTTTATATCCTTTGATAGGCATAATTTTAATTTAGTTATTATACCTATATTTTATCATAGTTGATATAAACTTGTCAAACTATATCTTCTTGTTTCTCTCCACATAATTGACAAATATATCTATCTCGTTGTCTAATGCTTTCCTTTAAATTATCACTCCATTCAAATGGATAAGGTTCTTTTGAAATGCCACCCTTCCAAAAAGGATTATTTGAACCAGACATCTCTCCTTTTTTCCATTCTGTTTTTGGAGAAAAATGTAATCCCTTTCTTAATCTACTACTTTTTATTTTATATTCTTCTGTGCGTTTCTTTCCCTTATTCGCAATACCTATTTTCAACCTATGTTCATCTGTGAACTTAATTCCTTTTAATCTTCCCTTATTTGCTTTACTAATCTTTAATTTAGCTTCTCTTGAAAGATGCTTCCCCAACATTGGTTTCCTTCCAATACTTTTTAATCCTATTTTTTTCTTTGATTCTTCAGTATGCTTCATTCCCTTAAAGGGTATTCCTAATCTTTTTACTCTTTCTTTAGCAGAATTGCTCATTTTTCTTTTAGCATTTTCGGTATGATGTCTTCCTTTCCATTTTGTGGAATATCCAGCAATTCCTTTATTCCACGCTTTTTGCCCCTTAATATATACCATATTTTTATGAAGGAATTATATATATGTCTTGTCCGAGCCTTTCCTGTATAATAGCATTATTTTTGCCCTTTTCCCATAGAAGGAAATCGGGGTCAGAAGTAAGATTGAGCTTTCCGTTACTCTTTAAATACTTTATTTTATATTTCAAGTATGGAACAAATATGTCATAAAAGGGTTCATCTAAAATGTCAGCATCACTATCATAAACAGGTAGAATAGTATAATAATCAGAATATATATTCTCACCTGCGTATGTGTCCGAGAATGGGATGTCAAACTCAGCTTTTTTCTCCTCACCGTTAATTGTGTAAGAGGTGGGTAGACCGAACGAGGCATTTTGCCATACATCCATTCCAGAGGTATGACCACCCGTCTGAATGCCTGTGACGCCACTGAGTTCGTGTGTCGCCTCTGTATTGGCAGTATAAACGATACTATCGACTATTGTTGCCACATCTACAGCAGCAACCTTAATTGTTCCAGACTCGTCAAAATCTCCAGAATCGGTTAGAGTTATTTCTGTATCAGTATCAGCAACTGCTCCGTTTAATGTCGTATGATGAACTCCTTGATAGTGTCTATTAAAACGAACAATATCTTCGTATGTAAGAGATCTACTATCTTGTCCTATTCTTAGTGATAAGATATTCTCGTTTGTATTGGGTTTCCTTAAATCAGTAGGCAAGGTTAGTTGATAAGTTCCAGGAATTATGTCGCCCACATTAGCATTTCTCTTGATTCTGAAAGACCATTTAGATATACCTTTGTCTTGGTCTAACTCTCTTCTTCCTTCCCATAATGCTTCACTGAGCCAAGAATTACTTATTATCTTTCCGTCTATCTTTTCTCCCAAATCACTAAGAGCTCTATTCTTTATTGACCAAACTGTATTTGCTCCATAACCAGTATATGGAATTGGGTCTGAATAATTAGAATAAGTATCTGGAGTTGGAATATCATTTACAAATCTTGAGAAGTAATAACCAGAAGTCTTAGCCTCGTCTTTGTAAATAGTTTCATCTTGGTCGGGTTGAATATCGATTGTATCAAGAACTGTTTTTGTTCCTGTGGTAGTTGCTGACCATGATATTTCAACTTGATTGTAATCTATAATATAAACCTTTGTTCCTCTATTGTGACTGAAAGTAAGTGCTGACGATAAAGTGACAGTTGTTCCTGATGGAGCGGTAGAAGAATGAGTTTTAACTATTTCCGAGTTCTCTTCACCTTCTCCGATATAAAGTATTTTATTAATAGCAAAACCAACAATTGATTGAATTGTTAGTGTTGAACCACCAGAGGCAATATCAGTTGTTAAAAAGGTATTTTTCTGGTCGGTGGTTAGGTCTGTATTGGATATAAATAAAGTTTTCATCTTATTGTTGGATTATCTTTTTTAGTTCTTATTATTGGTTTATGAGAAGTAATTCTTGTTGACAAGTTTGTTGTTATAATTCTCATTATCGGTTTTGGTATGGTTTTTAATATTAACTTTAGGGTTGATGTTATCCCAGTAAGAACAAAGCTTCCCGTTGATACAACCATATTTATTATCGGTCTCAATAAATTAACTGTTATCCCTGTCAAAACAAACTCCCCGACACTTGCCGTCATTGCCCATCCTTTATTTAATATTACACTTACTCCACTTAGAGTAAATTGTCCTACCGTTACCACTATGTTAAGTGCTTTTGTAAAAGTTGTAGCTATTCCAGTTAGAGTAAACTCACCTACTGCTACGACTATATTTAATGCTTTTGTGAAAATGGTTGCTATCCCAGTTAGAGTAAATTCTCCTACCGTTACTATCATTGTATATGTTCTTCCCAAACCTGCGCTTATTCCCGTCAAGACAAACTCTCCTACGCTACAAATTATATTAAGGGCTTTAGTGAATAAGGCGACTATCCCTGTAAGCGTAAATGCTCCGACAGTAACAGACATTGTGTATTCTACTGCCGCTAACGCTGTCCCAATATACAAATAATCAATATGATATTCTCCGTTGCCTGCGACTGTTCCATAACCACTCACATATACCGAACCATCTGCAAGGGATTGTCTAAGGTCGCTTGCAGCATCTGTTGCGTCTGCGGCTTCTGTCGCTGGGTCTTTATCTACCCAAATATCAACATCTGATTGGTTATTATGGATATGATAAACTATTGTATGCCAGTTAGTGTCCCAAGTTTTGGTTAAGACTTTGACATAAACTTCCCCGACAGAATCATAAAGCCATATTCCATCTCCGTCCGTATGATTATTGCCCAAAAAACCCGATATAGCCCCAGTTTCACCCTGAACACTAGGAAGACTTATTCCAGGAGCAGTAGGAGCATAAGTGTCCCAAACATCTCCCTTAAATCTCATCTCAACCCAAAAATTACCTGTTCCTATCGTTCCTATGTCTTTATACCTCTGAGCCCATCCAATAGCCGTCATTGCCCGACAATCCAGATACAACTGTCCTGCTGGGCTTATTGAAGATTCAGCACCATTGGTGTCATTATCTGCCCAAGTACCCAAGGCATCCCAATTCTCTTCTAATAAATCAGGGTTAATATATGCCATATTATTTAAGCCAAATTAAAACTAAAAGAATTATCACTGCTATCCCGAACGGAATTGCTATCAATATCTCTGGATGTAATTGTTTTTGCCATTCCATAATTTATGCGATAGTTAAAACTTTATTTTCAAACGACCATTTGAAACCACCAACTGTATAAACATTAATGAAATAATCTTTTCCATTACAAACTATTTTCTTCTGTTTTTTATTACAACACATACTTATATTACTTTGAGGAATACATAATTCTTTTGCTGCTTTACACATAGATACCCATCTCTTAATTACTTTATTAGTTTTTGGTTCTATTTGTAAAACTGGTGTGCTCCAAGCTATTTTTCCACTTCTTGCTTTAGATATTAGTTTTCTACTTTCAATAGAAACTATCTTTTTGGCATTCCCACCACTTTCTCGGTTATACCCAAATTTTCTGTTAGTTGCCTTAAATAATTTTATGTATTCTCTTTCGAATATATCAATTTGTGATTCTCCGCAAACCAATATAATTTTCCTTTTAACATTATCCCACCCATATTTTCTTATTGCATTATTAACCTGACAATTTCTACTTCTTCTATTCGGATTAAAAGAATCGTTTTTATGTCCTCTCATTCTTATACGAAAATCAACAGTTTGACCAATATAAACCTTACCATTTGGAAATGTTAATTTGTATAAGAAGTATTTTCTCATACTTTAATTATACCACAACTCAAGCCAGAGTAAGCACCCCGTTTGTCCCATCAAAGTCAATCTTGAATGTATCTCCGCTTGCTAATGTAACCGATGAACCATAATCATAATAGCATATTAATTTATCACCAGTTGAGCCGTCATCATAAATGTAGATGTATCTGAAGGGACCCACTGCTCCCGATGCGGTCAAAGTCAAATCAGCACATACTAACTTATATGTTCCTGTTGTTTGGGCTGAGGTGGATACTGTTATTACTCTTGCCGAGCAGTTAGTATAACTTACTTCTGTTAAGTCCGCCAATTCGTCCCAAGTTGCGGTATGGGCGGTGTTTGTTAGAGCTACCGTTAATTCAGCCCCGCTTAAATCTATAAGTTTCTCCGCCAAGTTCTCTACGAAGCTGTTTATTTTTACAAAACTTGCCATTTTGTTTTTATATTAATTGTTTATTATTTCGACCAAAGAATCAAACTCAACTATAAGGTTTTTCTTTTCAACCTTTAAATTGTTTATTTCTTCATTAAGAAACCGTGTCCTTTCTTCAAGGTCTTCAGTTTTCTTTTTTGATGTAGAAGACATAATTATTCATTGATTATTCTGTATCTTATAAAACCACTGACCTGAACTGCAGCACCTAATGTTATATTAAATGCTTCGTCATTTCCGCAAGTAATTATTCCATCTTGACAATTCCAAGAATTATCAAGAGCCATTGCTTGTTTAGTATCAAAAGCATAAGTTCCCGACAAAGCAGTAGTTTCTGAGTAAAGGGTAATGTCCACTGCTGAAGTTGCCAACAAGTTTATGTGGTCTATCGCAAGATACTTTCCGTCCCCAGGTGCTGTTATAATAGCATTACTCCCAGAAGATGAGATATCTATAACTGCGTTTTTTTCTTTTTCGTTAATCATTTTAGTTTAGTTAAGTTATTAATTTCCAATTGGAGAGGAGTTTACTTCTCAAGAAACTCCCCTAAAAAGAAAGCTATTCTATGCTACCGCTGTTGTTCCACCAAGTGCTAATGTCACCCATTCAGTCCCTACAAATACACCGAGCCAAGAATCACCAGCTGCACCAAGAGTAATTGTACTACCAACAAAGTTTGCTGGAGTAATTACCGCATCGCCAGCATAAACTGTGCAAACGACATATTTGAGTTGACCGACAGTTCCATCAGCAAGCGTGTGTGTTGAAGCACCGTCATTCGCAATGGTTGTACCCAATGTCACAATTGAAAGTGCTGTATTAGCATTAACAATTGCCTGAGGAGTATTCTTGATATGACCTCCTACTATATTCAAGTTTCCAGAAGTCATCACAAGGTCTCCATTATTCATTGTCAATGCTGCAGTTCCTATTGCGTTACCAGCAATTGTCACTGCACCATATCTGCTGACTTTGAAGTCAGTAGCAGCACCATCGTAACAATTAATGTAATTACCAGTTCCAGTGGTATTGGTGGATATCTTTATAACATCACCAGTAGTTCTACCAGTGTTAACGATATCAATAACCGTTCCAGTAGTGGTTTCAACTGCATTAATATCTACAATTCCAACTGTGTCATCATAAACTCCAGTAGTCGCAATCCTTAATACTGCACCATCTGTAGCAGCTCCGCCAACAAGGTCAAGAACACCTCCAGAAGATGTTACTGTTGCTCCACCTCCTGTTAATTGTGCTACCCAACCATCAGTTAGGGCTGTTGCAGAAGCTCTTAACACACCCGTGCAAGTTGTCGCACCATTGGCTACCAAACTTACTAATTCTCCAGTAGTGATTATTACACCAGCTGAAGTAACTAATAATCCAGTTCCAGTGGTAACTGCCGCAGCGTCAATCTTAGTTGTGCTACCCGCAGTTGTATTCGCACCAGTTACTGTTAGGACAGTTCCAGAACCAGTCGTTGAGACACCAGTAATTTTTACCAAACTACCAGTATAACCAGTTGTATATCCAGCTGCTTTTATGTCTAAAGCACAAGTAGCTGTTTGTGAGGCAACATTAGAATAAATCTTGACTAATGTGCCAGCTACTGAACCAGTATTGACTATGTCAAGAATTGTTCCATTTGTTGTACCACCAGTAGCAACTCCAGAATCACTCAATCTTACCATTGAACCACCGTCAGCAATTACTGAAGTGGTGTGAGCATATCTGATTCCAACACCAGTTGTAAGACCTTCTGCTACGACATTTAATGCAGAACCATTTGTTGTGGTCACTGCAGAAATAATCTTAACAGCTTGTCCCCCAGTAGTATTGGCACTTGTTACTAATAGCACCTCTGCATCGCCAGTTGTTCCAACCCCTGTTAGGGACACAACCGAACCTGTATATCCAGTAGTGTATCCCGAGGCTGTAACATTCAATAACTGAGATGTTGTTTGACTTGCTGCAGATGAAGTGATGTGAACAACTGTTCCAGCAGTTGTCGCAGATGAACCTACATCAAGCAAACCAGCATTGGAAGTTGATGTGTGAGCACCTGTTCCCTTAATGGATACAATTCCACTGGTTGCGACTGCACTGGCTGTCGATGTTGCGACTCTCAACAAAGAACCTGTTGTCATCCCAGTTGTTCCAACAATGTGAAGGTTAATACCAGAAACCATCGCTGCTGAAGTAATTTTCACAATGTTAGTTTCATCAGTCGCTGCTGAAATAAATTCTGTCAATATACCAGAAGTTGTTGTCGCACCAGAATGTGCAACATACAATAATCTACCAGTTGTGGCGATTGCCGTTGCTGATGATTCAATATCTACTCCAATACCAGTTGTTAATGCGTCTAAATCGTCCATTACGATACCAGTACCAGTTGTCATTGCGACGGCAGAAATATCAACAACCTTACCAGCAGCCAATACATCAGAAGCTACTATCTTCATTATTGTTGTTTCGTCATCTGCTGCTGAACTTATTCCTACCAAGACAGCACTTGTTCCTTCGGTTGACGAAGAAACTATTTCCAACATTGAACCAGTAGTACAAGTTGCTGCTGTTGCTGAAGAGGTAATTGATAGCAATGAACCAGATGTTTGTGTCGTTCCGCCAGCAATTTCTAATCCCATCCCTGTCGTAATTGCTGCCAGTGGAAGATAAACTGCCGTTCCAGAAGTTAATCCAGACGGAGTAATTGTCATCCAACTGGTTGTAGTAGAACCTGTGAAGGCTCCAGAACCAGCAAAGACAAATACTGATGCGTCTGTTGCTGTGTTGTTAGTAACACTAACGGTAGCAGCATTATCGGCATCATTGGTAATAGTAAATGAACCAGCGGTTACAAGAACATCACCTGCTGTTAAAGTAATTGAATCACTTCCAGCGTCCCCAGCGAATACAGCCATATTGGCTGTCATATCACCTGCAGCTGAAAAATGCCAAGTATCGCTTGAACCCTCAATATCGTTTCCTGAACCAGCATTAGTAATCTGAATACAATCTCCTGTCCCAGCACCAGTATTGGTGATGGTTAGAACATCATTATTTCCAGATGACCTGTCAATTGTCAAAGTTGACAATGCACCTAAATCTAAAGTTTGGTCACCTTGAAATATGGCATCTAATGATGGAGCTGAACCTCCAGTTGCTGCTCCTACTACAGTTGATGTTGTTGTTGAGCGGAATATTAACTCTCCACTCGCATTAACATATAATCCATAAGAAACATCTCCAAATGGATTACTTGCTTTCAATTCATTGAATCTCAAACACCCTCCTTTCAGATTTATGTTTTTCGGAGAACTATAACTTATATTATTTATAGTCATTTCTTTAGAGAATAAAAGGTTGTATAGAATATCGGCTTTCGCCTCACCCACTATTAG